CCATGCTCATAGTTGACCACCACAGGGCTGAACGTGCCCAGCTCATAAAGTGACTGCCTGCCGTCAAACGTGTAATCAATTTCTACGCCGTCCAAATCTCTGACCGTCACAACCTCAATGACCGGGCGTTGCACAAGGCGCACCACACCGCTATTGGGGAAAAGGCGAACTGTGGACTCATCAACCTCAAACTTTTGGATTGACCTTTGCACAAACATGGCTGAAGCGTCTGTGAGCCATGCTGTGGCCTTAGAGTTTTCTGCCGTGGTCAAGTCGCGGCCCAGCCGGGCCTCAACGTCAGCGATTGTGGCAAGCGCCATTTTTGTGCCTTCCCTGTGTCAAAACTTTTGCGACTGAATGCTGAAAGAGGGCTGGTCGAAACCAGCCCCCTCCAAGCGTGGCCTAATGTTACGCGGCCACCGAAACATACTGCACAACAGCGGCAGACTTCACAACTTTGCCACCAAACACGTTCAAACCGCGAACGATATCAGCGAACTTGGTCTGGTGACGCAAAGCCTCTAGCGACTGAATCTGGTTGGCATATGCAACCATGTCCTGGTGGTAGCCCATAGCGGCTGGGGTTCCAGCGACAGAGAGCAAAGGCGACTCAATCACGGTGAACCCGTAAAGACGCCCAATGACACCATTTCGCAAAGTGTCATCCGTGCCAGCAATGCTTGAATCATCCAAAGCCTGAATGAGCAAGTCAGTGAAGTCAGGGTTGACTAGCAGGTAACGGTTGGCAGTAGGAACCTTGGCGTTTGCCATCAGGCGGCGAATGTCGCGCACGGCAGTTTTGGCTTTCGCCGCAGTGTCCACTTCAATATCGCCTGGGTTTCCGTCAGTACCCTCAGCAACCATAAGGTCAACCAGGTAGTTTTCGGAATCCTCAGCAAGAGCGCGTCCGGCAGAGTCAACCCAAGCGTTGAAGCCTGAGCCAGTCTGAACCTTGTCAACGTCGTCCACGTTCACGGAGAACGCTTTTTCCTGGTCGATAGCCAGCAACACTTCAGTGTCAGCCAAAGCTTCAGGTGAAATGACGCGGCCAGCGCCAGCATAGTTAACAATGGTGGGCGTGGTTGCGTTGATAATGTGAATTTTGTTTCCAGGTGCCACAACGTCTGTGAACTGGGTCCGCAGAGTAGGAATAACTACCTGGTTTGAAATGAACGCTTGGCTTACGCCAGCCGCCCAAATTTCGGGAATAAAATTGTCAATAGCCATTTTGGACTACCTTTCTTGGGGGGTTTTATTTCCCCATAAGCGAATCAAGCCTGCCAGAGGTTCTGGCCTCCAAAACTTGTGCCGCCGTCATATTTTTCAAATCGTCACGGGTGCTAATTTGTGACAAGTCAGACTGTGAACCCCTAGCGCCTTGCCCCAAATCGGGTTTGGCAAGTCCTGTTTTCATACTGTGAGTTTCAACCCACGCCCCAATAGCGTCTGAGTCAACGTCACCACCATCAGTAATAAAGGTGCTTTTGTCAAAGTCAAGCAAAGCGCTCGCATCCAAAGAGCGACCCATAAGGCTAGATTTTAGTTCAGCGTCCACTAATTTTCCGGCAAACTCGACTCGAACAGCTAGCCTTGTTTCGTCCTTTGCGGACTCTACAAGACGTTCCTGGTCAGTGAGTTGATTTTTTCTTAGCTCGCCAAGTTCTCTTACAGCCTGGTCATTTGCTTTGGCCTGCTTCTCAGTTTTTTGACTGAGCGCTTTCCACTTAGCAACCTGGGCTTCCAAATCGGCCACAGTGGTTTCGACACTTTCGCCACCCCCACCGTCTTCACCATCTGTAGGTGTTTCGGTAAGGGTTTCTGGTTCTGTATTTTCTGACATTGGGTTGTTACCTCCACGTTTCGTTTCGGGTTTGGCGCGTTTCGCGCCTTCTCACCACTCAAGGTGAAAATCTAATATATGGTGCCGGCGGGCTCAATTCCGGCCCTGTCATCAAAGTCAGGCGTGTCCCCGGCCAAAACGGCTTCAGGGAGAATCTGGCTTATCGCCCAAACTACGGCGTATTGGTTTGATTCTTCCAAAACTAGAGGCAAACCTGTGCCGTCAACGACAAGACTTGAGCCGTCAAGCCTCACTAGAATTTGCAAAAGTTCTAACAGTGGCCCAGTCAACCCGGACACCTCGTCCCAAATCAAAACCCCATTTGATGTTGTTGCGCTAAAGACCAATCAGCACCCCCAAAATGAATTGCCTAAACTCGTCGTCTACAATAACGCCCTTAGTGGAATCCCCAAACGCACCTTGCCCGCCTAAAAGGCTTTCCACTCCAGTGGTAAAAATTTCATAATTTTGGTCAGCGCCTAACCCATAGGATTTCCCCGAATAGACTTCTCGCCATTTGTCTTTGTTGCCAAATTCTTTTGTGCTTTTTGGAGAGTAAATGCCTTCAATCCTGTTGCCGTCTGTTTGGGCCCTTTTTTGCCAGAACGTATATTCCATTTCCTTAAGGCCGGGAACAACATCTTCCATTGCGTGGCCAACTTCATGGACCGCCGTAGAATAGCCTCTTGTTTGGCCTGTGATTCTTTGCGGGGTGGGACTGATTGCTAAAATAGGTTTTTGGTTAGGTCTGTTTTTCCAATACCCACGTTTTACCATTGACACTTGAATTTCAGGTATTTTTTGGGTCAATGCGTTCACCCATGGGGTTGGATAAACATTCAAAGCGCGTTCAGTAAGCTCCACGCCCTCTTTTGCGCCGATTAGCTTGGGCCCGTCAAGGGTAGTGCCCCTTATTTCGTCAATTAGTTTTTGCGCCTCAATGGCCAGAATTTTGTCGAACGCTTTTGAGCCGGGCGCAATTACCTCGTCAAGCTGAGAGTTTATTTTTTTGACTTCATCGTAAAAACCATTTATTTGGTCTTCCAGCTTTTCTATTAGCGGAAGTTTTGCCGCGTATTGCTCATTGTACAAAGACCGAAAAGTGCCGTTGTACATAAAATCTTCAATTTGGTCTATCGACAAACCTTGTTTTGTCCAGTTTGCTTTTATACCGGCAGTAATGTCAGCACGAATACCAACTTTTTGCGCGGTCACTTCAGCAATTCTTGCTTTTGCTAAATCTTTTTGCGCGGCAAGAGCCTGACCGTCAATTTTTTGGTCAAGCTGGTCAATCTTTGTTTTTAGCCGGCGAGAGAGTTCAACATCAACTGTTTTGCCAAGCGTCAAAACCTCGTCAAGCGCTTTGTTTGCTTTTGGCCCCGCCTGAATGAACGTCACCGCTTTGCGGTTTGTTTTGATAACAGGACTTTTCGGGTCCCTGTATTCCGCCAAAACATCACTGGAAATAACTTGACCGTCGATACGGTCAGCGCGGTCCCTAATCTTTTGCACCCGTTCAGACACCGGCAATGGTGGTGGTGGCAAAGGCATTTTCTTGCCCACTAAATCAAGATTGTTAGGGCCAATAAACTTGTGCCCCCTCACAGTAAGCATGGGCCCAATCTCCCCATGGTCCCTCACCATAATTTTGCGGTAATCTAAATCTGTTTTGCCAGTCACATCACTAAAACCGAAACGGTCATCAATGGCCTCATGGGTTTTGTCAAGCAACTGGCGGTCGATAACCTGCCCGGTATCTGTGTCACCATAAATTGGCATCTCACCACAATCACAGCCGGGGTGGATAGGCAACAGCTCACCCTTACGGTATCGCTGGGTTGAAGCGGTGTAGCACAAAGCGCAATTCTCAGAGCCCGTCAAGGTCCTCAGATAGCCCACCACGTTGTCGTTTGCTTTGCGAGAATATAAAGACGCCTCACGCCGCGACAACTGTATTTCGGTCCTAGCCAACTGGCGGGCGTTCATCGAACCCACGTTGAGGGCGTCAGTGAAAGAGTCACCCTTGGCCAGCGCCATCCTCATTTGTACAAACGGCCTCGAATATACGTCCACCGCGTTCGCCCCATTGCGCAAAGCCTTTGTGGACAAATCGAGAGCCGCCAAACTTGGGGCAACATACTTTTTTCCGGCCAGCTGTGCCACTTGTTGAGCGTAGGCGATAGAAACCTGTGCGGACTTAGCCTTCACGCCCATCAAAGCCGGGCCCAAAGTGTCAGCAAACCGGCTGATATCTTTGTCCCTCCAAGAACCTAACCCTGTGAAAGAGTTACTTGCCAAACGGCCAGCGTCATCCAACAGGGCAGTTGACACTTGGTTGTAGCCCTCAGTAATTGCCTCAAGCTGTGTCACCCGTTCCCCCAGTCAAAGATTGCGCGAAAATTGCTTCACCAGCACGTTGAATTTCCATGTCAGCAACCTCAGCCGGCGAAAATTGTCCAACCAAAGTCATCCTGGACCGGAAAGGCATATCAACAAACTTGGAACTAGCGTCAGCCCGTTCAGCCAGACTGTAACGCTCTGGAGAATACCAGATAGGTTCTAGGTCCAAAAGTTTTGCCCGCGTTTCGTCGCCCACAAGCAGAAACATTAGCGACATAACCTTAGACCACCCAGGTGTCACCCGGTCAATGCGGTCCTGAGTTTTGAACACTAAACCTTCACGCGCCAAAGCGGCACCCTCAGCGCTACCGTTAGCGCCCTCAGGGGTCAGATAGTGCATAGGGGTTCTCGTCACAGCCGCAAAGTCTTGAATGTCAGCGCGAACCCCAGACAGAATACCGTTGATATCGGCCTGCCCTAGTTCTGAAACGTCAGCACCCTCAGGAATCATCCACAAAGAGCCCGCAGACGAATCAAACACGCCTTCATAATCAATTTCGTTGCCGTCAGCGTCGTGTGTAGGGAAGTCGCCCTTGAGGACTCTTTGCCTGAACGCCTGTGTGGTCACAATGACCAGACGTTGCAAAATCATGTGGTTGATACGGTCAAGAATGTCTGTGTGCGTTTCGTATTCGCCAGCGGCGTCAGCGTTGGTGAACTTGACTACAGGAATTTGGCCTAACGGGTTTTCTCTAATGCCGTCAGCGAGCATCTGCCAGTCTTCGACCTTGTACACATTTGTGTCGTCAGGCTTTTTGAAAACCTCGATGCGGTCCGCATAGTAGAAATAGGCGTAATGGTAGCCGTTCTCAGAAAAGACCTTGACTGCCTCAGTGACCTTGTTGATATTTGTGGGGCTTGTGGCGGCGTAAACTTGCCTGGCGTCCTCGACTGTCACCACAGGGTATTCTTCGCCCTCAGGGTGCCCCACAATGGCGTAGGCGGTACCAAACTTGAGCAGGCTTGAATGTAAGTCCGCAGAGCCAACCTCTAGGTTGCTTGCCTTCCACAAACGGCGGGCCTCGACGTCCCCGTTTTCGTCATCGTCAGCACCCGTCCGAAACCCTCCAATGCGCATACGCTCGCGCACCGCAGAAACGGCCAACTGTGCCATGTTCAAACGTGACTTACGCTGAAACATACGGTACGCCTTGCTTGCACCCTCAGCGCCCTCAGGCAAAGGGGCGTCGCCATTGTAGTAGCGTTCCAACAGTTGTAGCTTGCCCTGAAGTTTTGCAAGTTTCTTGAAAAGCATGACCTGGCCGGGGCTGAACTGTGTAGTCATAAAAGCTCCTAACGAATACGGCGGGGAACAAAGGTGTTTTTCGTGGCCTCACCCTTAGACAAAGCCTGAAGCCTCGCCTGGTAAGCCAGCACAGCGCTTACCGCGCCGTCAATCTTGTTTCTTGAATCCGGGTGTTCTTTCGCAATGCTCATTCCAGAGCGTCCAACCCGTCGTCTAGCGTTCAAAATGTGTCGCGTCAAAGCCAGAGAGCCGTCGTGGATTAGTTCACCATCAATAACGGCGTCTTGGAACTGTTGAACAGCTCGCACCACCAAGTATGACCTGTTTCCGGTCATCCACCACTCGATAGGGTGTTGCAGGCTGGACTTGACTTTCAAATTGCGCCCAAAATCTGATTCCCATTGGGCAATATAAGATTCCCACTTGGCGGGGTCTGCAAACATGCCCACAACTTTATACATTTCAAAAGCTTTGCGAACCTCGAAGTCAACTTCAGCGACAGGCACAGCCCAATCTTCGCCGGCGGGCCCTTCAGGTTGCTCCCAAATACGAATTTGGAAAATGTAGCCGTCAGAAACACGGCACCCCACAAGCGCTGTGGCGTCTGTGACGCCCTTAGAGCGTTTTCGTGACCCATCGAAGCCCAGAGTGATTTCGTCGCCCTGAGCAACCGTCTGTGGCCTATAGCAGGCGGTCCACTCTGGTGCAGACAGAAAAGCGTCCTTCGAGCTAGTGGGCTGGTTGAAATAGTAGCGTCGAGAATCCTCAGGCTCATTCCGTGGGTCATAAATTTCAGACACAATACGGTCTAAGTCCATCACGTCAGCAAAAGGCCCATACGCTTCACGCAAACCAGCAATGACCTCAGCCTCATTGGACAAATCAATGCCAGCGTCAGCCTGCCTGTGGTCAAAAAGTAGCCGTTGCCGGGTCGTCTTGCCCTCAACAATTTTTTTGGCCAAATTGTGGGTGGCCTCAGCCACACTGTCCTCACCCGGCAAATACATTGTGCTGGTTTCCAGTGACCACGGTTCAGCCATTTTCCGCTTGGCAAGATTACGTCGCACGGTTTGGTACATCCGCTTCAGCTCTGGCCGGGTGTACAAATGGGTTTCGTCAAAAACCACCATTGATTCCTTGCCGCCATCTTTGGCGCTATTGGATGCTGTGGATGGGATAATTTCGCCCCCACCAGGCAGAAAAATGCGTGTCAGCCCCGCCGCGTCGCGTGGCAAACCTGCCCCTAGAGGCCCCTCAGTGAGGTTGAAATATACGTTGTCGTATGTGTTGCCCGCCTGGCCTTCCTCGGTCGCCAGACACCGAATGATGGGCGCTGTGACCAGCCTGCCAACCGGCTCCCCCACGGAATACTGGTAGGTGAAGCCGTCACGCTCAAAAACGTCTGTGCCATCCGAAAAATGGGAGAATCTCGCCGGCCCCATAGCCTCAAAAAGGACTATGAACCCTGCCAGCTCAGACTTTGCCCGCCCCTTAGCCCGTGACAAAAATACTGAGTCGTAAAGACGCCGGCCATCCTCGCCAAGCGCGTAGCAGTCAATAACAAAAACTGCCCACTCATCGTCGAGTTCTAAATCTTGCCCCTGGACGTCGCCGGGCCCGTGGACACAAAAGTTTTCCATCCACCAGATTGCAAACCAGCCCAGGCTTGTCTGCCTGTCGTGGGCATCCGCCTTTACCAGCTCGCGCATAACCTTGTCCTCGTTTCGAGTAAGTCGCTGGGCGTTTCGCTCATTGACGTGTTGTAAAAATCTTTGGTTCAGCTTGCAACCCTGTGTCTAGTGGTGTACAGTAATTTTATTAGCAACACCAAACAAAGGAAAAGAAAATGTACACAATCCACACAAGCTCAGGTATGCCCCTAATGAACAACCAAGGCCAAGTGGTAGTTTACGCCACAGAACGCCTCGCCCAAAACGCGCTGGACGATATTCGCACCGATTTCGACAACACCGAAAACATGACCTACAAGGAAGTGGCCCTGCTCACAAGCGAATAGCAACCAAAGCGGGGTGTGGCGGCACCCCAAAACCGAAAGGAAGCAAAAAATGTCAAAAATCACAATTGAGTCAGACACATGGAACGCCGAATCTTTGGCCAGAGCGCTAGACATAGCGAAAGAGCATATGCGCCTTCTCGACCCAGCGGACATAACAGAAAGAGAATGGGAAGACATTGAGTATTGGGACCAATTGACCCCGTTCCTTGAAACTCCCCCGCTTCACTAGGCGAAAGAGAGAACCCCTTGGCCATTGGGTCGGGGGTTTTTTCTTTGCCCCTAAGCGTCAAGCAACCTCTGACGGCGGCCACCAATATCAGCCACAGGGGCCAACACCAACGACTCCACAACCGGCTCAACATAACGCAACCTCAAGTCACGCCTAGAATCCACCGTAGTGCCCAAAGACTTCTCACGCATCCTCAATTCAGCCATGGCACCAATCTGCCCCAGCGAAGCCTGAGCGTGAACCATTGCCGTGTCCAAAGCAAAAGACCAGTCAGACGGTTGCCACAAAACACAGTGAGGCATACGTCGCAAAGACGCCCACCATACATAAGTGTTGTTAGGGATAGGCAAGTGAATCACGTCCCCCTGTGACGTCAACACCGTTCTAACGTCAGGCAACTCAGGATAGTCCCCCACATACGGGGTGTTGATAACTTCGACCCAATCAACCGTGGGCTTGTGCCGTGTGACCGTAGGGCCACCAGACGGCTTTTTGCCTGCCATCACCATTTGTGTCCTCGTTTCGAGTAATTGCCCTCACGTTTCGCTAAGGCAAAATTTGGTTCAAATCTAAATGGGCAAAGCTGGACCTATTCACAGCCTTACCAGTCACCGTCATATAGCGGCCACTTGGGTACACTTCCACGCTCAAACCGTTCACCATGAAACGGCGGCCCTTCGACAAAGACGCAAAACCCCAAATGTGCAAACCCGTACCGCTAGGGCTTACCTCCACATAAGTGTCAGGAAACAAGTCAAGCACCGCCTGGGCCTCCACAGTAGGAACCCCGTCATAGCAGTGGTCAAGGTCAATGCACACAATTCCGTCACCGTTCAGGACAAAGCCAAGCCCGTCACCCTTCACAGACCGCCTGGCATCCCCGTAGGTACTCCACGTCAAAGGATTAGTTGAACTGGCCGGCCTGCCCGTCACCGTGATAGGCACCTTCTTGCTGTGGCGTATCCACCGCGCCAGACGCCTAAGCTCCAACGGCACACCCTGGCCACGATGGGATTTCACGCGACAGTTAGACCCACAAAACCTGGGCTTGCGTCCACGGGCACCCGCCTCAATCGGCTGGCCACACACCTCGCAAATAGTCATACAGGAAGTTTATCGTTACATCACCCTAAAGGCAAGCCGAAACCAACAACCCTGCATCCCAGCGTCTAGGCGGGGGCAAAGCCTCAGATATTGCACACACAGCGAACTACAGCACCTCTCCGGCAGGGTGTGGGGGTAGGGGGGTAGGTGGACCCCCCACCTCTGTGATGAGGCCCGGATGTCTTTCCCGTTTGCGGTACATAGACCCTCTGGGGCCTCTTGCCTCGTTCGCTTCTCTCGCAGTCTTGCGTTTGTGGTGCCAAGGGCATAAGAGTTGCAGGTTTTCGGGGGCGTCTGTGCCACCCTTAGCCAAGTTGATAATGTGGTCTACGTCTTGCCCTGTATATGTGCAACCGTCAACGTGTTCACATAACCCTTTCGCTCTGGCAATTATTTGCCGGCGTAGGGTGGGCCAGTACGGGGGGTCTGGTCTTCTCTTGCTACTGTCCCAGTTATGAGTCATGGGTGAGGGGCGTGTTTCTTTTCTCTTGCTTGTAGACGTCCCACGCTTTGTAGTATTCGTCCCAGGCTTTCCGGTTGGATGCTCTGGCTTCCTCGTCGTCGCCTTCAGGTACTGTGTCCCAAATCTTTTTAGCCTTCACGCACAAGTCTTTGTACGCCTGGCTTACGTTTGCATCACCTTGTGCATCACTTAGTGCATCAGTCATTGCGTTTTGGCCCGTGCTTGGCGTTGCGGTGTGACTCCCCCAGTAGGTAGCCGATAGCTTCAAGCTCCCCCTTGACATGCCATTGTGAGCCTGTCAGTGTGCCGGCGTTAGTCTTCAAGTCAAACTCAAACAGGCTACAGCTTAGTGAGGAAAGGATTTGTGTGCGCCTTGCCACTAGTTGGTCAACGGTGACGTTCCTGAGTATCGGTGGGGCTGTGTTGTTTGTCATGGGCTTACCGTAGCACCTTGAAAGGGTGGTATTAATAGTGATACTAAAGGGCCTGCAATAGTGGGGCTTGTAGTGACAAAGCGGGGCTTAGTGTGACATTAGTGTGAATAAGAATGTAAGTTAGTAACACTTTCGGGCCCAATGTCGCGTTACTCCGACAATACGCAATGGCGACTTACTTGGAAAGTGTACAGGGGGTACACTTTTGGAGTATCTACTTTCATTGTGGGGCTACTTTTACTTATAAGTAAAAGTACAAAACCTTATAAGTAGTACTCGAACTTATAAGTGAAACCAATAAAGGATGTCTAGAGCACGACAAGATTTACTTTATTGCACCTAAACAATGATTTAAGCCGCCGCACTCGGATGCCTTGTTTCTAGACGTTTACAGGTGTGTCATATGTGTACCTATTTAGGTACGTTTGTGACAGCAATTAAAGCGTGTGCCAAAGCTGTACCGTTTCCGGTACTGTATTGACGCGTTTCGTGCACAGATAATGTTATCTGTCACGTTCCCTGGTAACTTTTGTTTCCGGTGTTTTTGCTCAGGTGAACTGTTCGGGAATGCCGAATAGTTGCCACTAACCCGAACAGAAAAGCGCATACAAATTGCAGACTTGTACAAGACGATAGCTACCTGTACCAAAGGGTTGCGTGATTACCTTTGGTAAGTGGGCGGCGTTGAGTGGATGTTACTACCCATTACACGCAAAGAGTCACGTCAGTCCTTGGGAACAGCCCGCAACTTAACCGTTGCAGTCGGGGCCTCCCGACGCCTCGCACCCCTCACAACAGTCCTCACAACAGAAAACAGTAGAGCGTAAACAAACAATGCTGTTACTAACCCCAGGGGAACTGCAATCAGCCATCCGATAAACTCCCAAACAGTCATTCCTCAACCTCTCTGTACATTGCCTTGCCCCACTCTAACAGGCCAGTGACCGCATACAGGGCGGTTGAGGGTGAACGGTGAACAAAAATTTCCACCTCGTCGCCACTGTCATCCATGCCCACAGTGGACGCAACCAAAACCCAGTCGCGCACAATGTCAGTCTCATCATCAGCGTCAAAAGAGGCTTCATCCAAAACGTGGTCAGTGACTGCCTGCAATAGGGCGTCATAGGTCTGCTCACTCAATTTGGGTTCCCCCCGTCGCCGTCACAGGCCAAGCTCCATGTTCAATGGCGTAAGCCTCAGCCGCCCGCAGGTGGCCGTCATATGTAAGTGTGAACTTTTTGTCTGTCACGGTGGTGGGAATTCTATATGTTTCTAAAGTTTGATGTGGCCTGTGAGCCTTTACCCTTTTGCCACTTGCCACAGTTCCGGCACAGTAACCTTTGGTAAGACCCTGTTGAAGTGTACGCCCGACCCTGGGCCACAAGGTTGTCTGCTCCACACACAATGCAACCGTCTGGGTTGCCTTCCAGTATTCCCCGGTTTGGGTGCTGGTTGTCCATCCAAGGCAACAGTTGGTCATAAATTTTGAGCAACAAGTCCACGTCTTGAATCTGGTATTTCTTCATAAGGGACCAGGCTTTGGCGTCACCCGCCATGCAGTCAATCCACAACTGAAA